GTTATCCACATAGTTATTCACATTCAAAATAGAGCCTATGCGAAACCATATAACGCAGGTTCACACATCGTCGGTCCATGACATTGTTCGACTGGGATTGATTTCTGACCTGCATTTCGGGTCGAGCAGTTTATACAAGCCAGCATTAAGGCACGATTTCGAGATGATGTGCAATCTGGACGCAAAGATATTCCTGAATGGAGACGTCTGGGATGCGATTCTGCCGTCGGACATTAAGCGATTTGATTTGAAGGCATTGGATCCTGAGCTGCTGCAGCTGGGGTCGACACCATTGGACGCCGCGCTGGAAATGGCATACGAATTTCTGAAGCCGTACGCAGCCCACATCGAGGGCATCGGCATCGGAAACCATGAAGCGCATGTCGAGAAGCGGCATCACATTTGTCTGACCAGCATTCTCATTGACAGGTTGAATCAACTGCCAAACGTAAACATCATCGCTGGCGGATGGTGTGGATTCTGGAACATCCAAATGTTTCGGAAGGGCAAAAGGACCAGCTGGACATTGTATCGTCACCATGGCGCTGGTGGTGCTGCGCCAGTCACAAAAGGTGTCACAGACTTTCAGCGTATGATGGCATGGCACACGAACATCGATGCATTGTGGCTAGGTCACAAACATAACAGATACGCAATCATGGATATGAAAATGCACTATGATTCACAGCACCATCGCGTTACTGAGCGACCTGTCACATGCGTTATGACTGGCAGTTATTTGTCGACCTACGGCATTCACCACAAGACAAAGGCGAGTTATGCTGCGGGCTGGAATCTATCGCCGCAGCCGATGGGCGGAGCAGTGATCGAGCTGCGACAAGTCGAGAAAACGGAGAACAAGAAAACGTCACTGACCTGCCAGAGCAGGGTGATTCTGTGAGGTCATAATGAAAACATCATGAACATCATCGTGAAAAACATCATCGTCGGCGCATTTTCTGGGCTACTGTCAGCCATCATGGTCGACTTGGACAAGTGGAAAACGAGCATTGATGCGCAGTTTGATTTTAAGCTGGCAGCCAAACGATGGTTAGCTGGCGCAGTGTCTGGTGCTGCAGCTGCGCTAGGATTTGGGGCGGCAGTCAATCCATGACCACGCACTACCTGAAGTTGTGGCATCCATTACTGGGACCAGTCGAGAAAATTACACGACTGCTGGGAATTAAGCTGCGTCAGGTGCTGACATTCGAAGGCGACCTGAGCGATGCGAAACCTGCCGAAATCATCATCGGCAAATTGTTGCTGGGTCGATTCGGTGTGACTGCCGAAATCGTCGAGAAACCAAAGTCATGACCAGGCGCGAAAGCAGGAAAATCAAATTGCGAAAACAACGCGAGGCGATGCAGGCGAAAGGATACAAGCAGATTCAGGGTCGCTGGGTCAGGGAAAATTCGCAGCTACACCATGAACTGACGCATCGTCGGTGGTCCTGAATGCCGATGGTACAGTGTATACATGCCAACGAAAAAGGAATCAACGCCGAAACCAGCGGCAGCAAGAGCAGCTAAACCAAAGCCAAAGCCGCAGCCAAAACCAAAGGCGGAGAAACATCCTGGTGGTCGACCTAGCAAGTACACACCAGAGGTCGTCGAGCGTATATGCTACTCATTGTCGCTAGGCAACACTCGCACGACATCGGTCACATGTGCTGGTGTGTCGATGCCCACATTTCATACCTGGATGCATGAGTTTCCAGAGTTTTCAGATGCTATAAAAAGGGCGGAGGAGCAGGCAGTCGAGCATTATGTGAATGTGATTCATGCAGCGTCTGGTCAGACATGGCAAGCTGCGGCATGGTATCTGGAGCGAAGGCGGCCAGCAGATTTCAGCAAACAAGACAAGGTCGACATCACGACGAACGGCAAGGACATAAACGGAATGTCTATGGAGGAGATGGTCGCTGAACTTGAACGAATTAAGCAAATTAAGCAGACGTGAACTGGCGCTGCGGCTGGCAATCGAGCAGCATAACCTGACATTTTCTCAGTGGTATCAGTTGCGGAAACCGACAGACTACGGATTTCCACGTCACATCAAATACCTGTGCGACGTAGTCGACAAGGTCATAAGAGGCGAGCTGCAGAACGTCGCCATCAGTATGCCGCCAGGACATGGCAAAAGCCAGACTATCACGACCAGGCTGCCAGTGTACTGGGGGCAGAGGCATCCAAAGGACGCAATCGTTTTCACTGGCTACTCACAGGATTTCGCGGACAGGAACCTGAGCAGACCAGCACGCGAGCTGGCTGATGAGCTGGGTGTGCTGGATGCATCATCGAATGCCATGTCTGAATGGCGACTGACAAATGGCGCACGTCTGGTCGCCAGGGGAGTCGGCAGCGCACCGACAGGTATCAATCCGATTTCGCTGCTGATATGCGACGATCCAATCAAGGACCGAGCGCAGGCGGAGTCACAAATCGAGCGCAGCAACATTTGGGACTGGTGGACAGGCAGTGTGGTCCAGCGATTCTATCCACGCACAAAAGCATTCGTTATCGCCACACGCTGGCATCACGACGACTTAATCGGACGGCTGCAGCAACAGTCAGACCAGAACTGGACATTCATAAACCTGCCAGCAATCGCGGAGGAAAACGATGCACTAGGTCGGCAGCCTGGCGAGGCACTGTGGCCAGAGGTAAAGCCGCTGGAATTCCTGGAGAACGTGCGCCAGCAAATGGGCGAATACAATTTTCAGGCATTGTTCCAGGGACATCCAAGTGTCAGAGAAGGCGCGATTTTCAAGGTGGACCGATTTGTATACATCGATGCAGCAGACGTGCCACCGATGGTCGAGCTGGTGCGCAAATGGGACGTCGCAGCGAGCAGTGGCAAGGGCGACTGGACAGCTGGTGTGCTGCTAGGAAAGGATGCCCAGGGTCGCATCTACATTCTGGATGTGCAGCGATTTCAGCTAAGTACAGACGAGAGAAACGCACGCATGCTGTCGACAGCCAGAGCAGACGGTGAGCAGGTCAGGATAGTCGTGCCAGAGGATCCTGGGTCGGCAGGCAAGGATGCCGCACTAAATTTCATCAGGTTATTCGGGGGATACAATATAAAAGCCATTCGGGAAACGGGGTCGAAGGAACTCAGGGCTGATGGTCTGGCAGCACAGGTGAATGCAGGCAATGTGGCACTGGTGCGCGGACCATGGAATACGACGTTCATTGAGGAACTCAGACAATTTCCCACAGGCAAAAACGACGACCAGGTCGATGCTGGGTCAGGTGCATATAATGAGCTGTTCAAAACGAAAAACGTCTGGGATTGGTAACAAATGAAACTATTCGGTCTGGAAATAAGAGCAGCACGGCCGCGACCACAGAACAGAAATCTGGAGACGGTCGGGAATTCTTACGTCGGCGGGACAGCGATGCTGGGCGGGTATCTGCGCTATGGCGCATCCGATCGAGACTGGCGCAGCGAGGCAGGACAGCTGGAGAGCAACAGCACAGTCGCCATCGCCATCGCCAAGATTGCAGCCAAAGTCGCACAGGCAAAACTAGAGCTGAAAACGATTCAGCCAGACGGGGCGGTCACATTCAAACCTGATGCCAGGATTTTCGCATGGACCAACCCGATGCCAGGGCTGGACCAGCAGACACTGCTGAAGGCAATCAGTTGCAGTCTGAAAGTTTACGGGAATGCATACCTGTTGAAACGTCGAAACAAGACAGGGTTAATGATTGGTCTAGCACCATTGATGCCGTTTCAGGTCTATCCAAAATCGGACGTGCATGTCGATGGGACACCGAACACTGGGAATGAACTGATTACAAGGTATCAGATTTTCCCGTATGGCGGCGGTCAGATGTTTTACGTCGCGCCATCAGAAATTATCCATTTCCGCGACGGCATGGTCGATGCGAACAATCCTGCACTGGGCATGTCTGCGCTCATGGCATGTCTGCGCCAGGTCGTGACAGATAACGAGGCAGCGAACTATGCCGCCACGCTGATGTCAAACATGGGCATTCCTGGTGTGATTTTCAGTCCCAAAGATTCCAACGCACTGGAGCCAAGCACCGAGCAGCGAAAGAGCATGCGCGACAGGTGGCAGTCATTTACGCGTGACAGACGAGGACAGGCGATGGACCTGCCTGGCGCATTCGAAATTACCAGAGTCGCCATGTCGCCGACAGACATCAAAGCCATCGAGCAAAAGGTCCACGGTATGACGGAAATCCTGGCTGCGCTGGGAGTAGATCCTATGATTCTAGGTCTGCCGTCTGACAGCAAGACGTACAACAACATGGCGGAGGCTAGAGAGGCATTCATCGAGGACACGATTTTGCCGCTACTATCGGTCATCGCTATGACCATGGACAAGGCATTTTTCGAGGAGGGTCTGCAGCTGACGACCGAGCAGTATCTGGCATTCAATAACAGCTGCTACCGAGAACTCGACGAGGACATCACGGCGAAATACGATCGAGCAGAAAAAGCATTCCGCTCAGGCGCATCCACACGCGGCGAGTTTAGGAAGGCACTAGGGTTCATCGACAACCTAGACGATGGCCGCACATGGTTCGACATGAACGCACTGGCTGCGCCAGGCATGGTCACACGGGCTGCCAGGTATTCACTGCAGCAGCAGCGAGCGCTAGAGGAGATACAGCTGCGGGAAGATGTGTAGAAACAGTCGGCACTGTGTCAGCCATTTGGGGTCACACTATGACCAGCTGGCAACTCGCGTGCTGACGTTCACACCGAAAACTGTAGAGATCAGGGCAGTACCATCGGCATTCCAGCAGGCAGCAAATCGCAGCCATCAGGCATGGTTCACCGACATGCTGAATTTCAACTGGCGGCAGGTGAAGCGCGGCACGGCGCAGCTGGTCGATGGTGACATCGATGAGCTGACCTGGGCTGATAGGTTTTACGAAACGATACTGCAAGCCAACGCAAACGCACACTGGATCGGCAGGGACCAAGTATCAGACGCACTATTCACTGAATTCGCAGAGCAGGACATTTTGGCTGCCAGAGCAATCGCAGACGTCGATGGTCAATACCTGCAAAATTTCCTAGACGACATTCTCGATGGTCGATACGACGACGAGGACGGTCTGCTCGACAATGACAAGATACTGCAGCGGCAGCGACTATATATGAGCAAAAGCCGAGGTCTGGCGGCAGCTGGTGCTGTGGACAACCTAGGTCTGGATGTGGAAATCACATGGCATCTGGGAGCTGTGGAAAAACATTGTGTCGAGTGTCCGCAGCTGGCAGGCATGTCGCCATTTTTCCGCGACGATCTATTCACGACTCCAGGCAGCTGTGACACTCCATGTCTGGGAAACTGTAAGTGTCATCTCTCATTCATTCATAATGGAGAAAGGGTCGAGACGATAAAACCAGTCACACTTGAGGTCTAACATGCCAGATATTTTCTATCCGCCAAAATCCGTACAGAACGCATGCAAGCGAGGTCTGCAGCTATTTGAGGAAGGTCTGGGTGGCGATGGTCTGGAACCTGCGACCATCAAGGAAGCCAGGTCGATGGCAGCTGGTGAAATCCAGACAGAGAACAAAATCAGGAAGGGTTATCGGTGGTGGGCGCGGAACGCACGATTCCTAGACGAGCCTGAGGACAGTCCAGCGTATGTGGCTGCGCTGCTATGGGGAGGACGGTCTGCGATTCCATGGTTTACATCTGCCTATAATTACATCATAGAAAACGAGAGCAGACAAATGAACATCGCAAAAATTCAGCACAGACAGTTTGACCTACGCATGGACGATGCGGTCGAATCAAAAGGCGGCCTCAAAGGGACAGCACTTGCATACGGCAAGTTGGACAGCTATAACACTGTTTTCGCGCCAGGGTCCGCCACAGCAGCACTGCCTGATTTCGTCGCGAACGGTTCATTTCTGGCTGCACACGATGCGGACGATTTGGCGATTGGCTACATTCGGTCGGCCGTAGACACAGGCACAGGTGTCGAGGTCGAGGTGGATTACCACACGACAGGTGATGCACAGGATGCGAGAACGGTCGCCATGGAACGTCTGGCTGCTGGGAAAAGGGTCGGTCTGTCCATCGGGTTTACGATCGGCGACTATGTCGAATGTCAGAACGGCGACGCGCTGCTTGAAATGGCGGCGAGCATGGGCATGGACCTGAACCAGTTCGATGTGGAGAACATCCGCAAATGCCAACGTGAATGCTATCTGCTGGTCAGACTGGCAAAGATTTTCGAGGTGTCGCAGGTCAATTTTCCTGCCGTACCTGATTCGGAGGCGACAGCCGTCCGACAAGATTTTGGAGCTGCTCATGCTGGCAGGTCCATGGCTGATGAAATCGATTTTGCTCGTGATGCAGTCGATGCAGCAACTAAGAGAGCGACCGAGGTTTTCGAGCTGCGGTCGAGCGACAACAAAACATTGGGCAAAGTTTCCATCGAGAAGCTGTATGCGCTGCGCGAGGCACTGGACCAGCTGATTGAGGCTGCCAGCGCGCCGACAGCCATGGAGCGACAGGCGGAAAAATTTGCCAGATTGAGGAACATCAAATGAAATCAGTAAACGAGCTAAATCAACAACTCGCGAATGCTGTCAGTTTCTTGGATGAAACTCGTGCAAAGTACGAAGGCAAGGCAGCGATGCCAGCTGACGTAGAAGCACGATTTGACCAAGCAGCAAACGACATGCTCGATGCGAAAAAGGAATTGGAACTCAGAGCAGAGCTTGAGTCCGCACGGTCATTTATGATGGCGCCAGCAAATGGTCCAGCTGTCATGGGCGCTAACAACAGTCAACAAGTCGAGGACGCAGCTGTCCGCAGCTGGCGACAGTACCTGCGAGGCGACAGCAGCCAGGTGTCGAACATCCGAGCAAACCAACAGGTCAATCCAAACACTGCTGGCGGATTTTTGGTCCCGACGGTGATTCTTAATGAAATCATCAAACCTGTCAACGATCCGATTTTCATGCGACAAATCAGCCGCGTGCAAACCATCAGAGGCAACGTTTCTGTCCCACGGCAAACCAACCGAGCGACCAGTTACTGGCAGGGCGAAACCGAAACAGCCATCGCAACCAGCGTCACTACTGGCCAGCGAGATTTCAAGCCACACCGAGTGACTGTCAAAACATCAAACTCCAGACTGCTCATCGAGCAATCGGTCATCGATGTCGAGCAGTGGCTAGCTGAGGAATTGGATTACAGCGTGCGACTTAAAGAGGAAGCAGCTGCAATGCAGGGCAACGGCACTGGTCAATGGCTAGGAATTTTCACTGCATCGGCAGACGGCATCAGCACTGCACGAGACGTTGAAACCGCTGGTTCAGGAACCATCGCCGCAGACGACATCATGAGTGTCATGATGAACTGTAAAATGACTGTTCGAAACCGAGCAAGCTGGGTCGGAAGCCGACAGTTCGTCACAGCTGTGATGAAACTCAAGGACAGCGCGAATCAGTACATTTTTAGCGAGTCCGCTGGAATTGGAAACGTGCTTGCGGTCGGTACTCCTATGACTCTCAAGGGTCGTCCATTGTACGAGTCCGAGTCCGCGCCGACAGCATTGACTGCTGGCAACTACCCTGTAGTTTTCGGCGACTTCCAGTACTACCACATCTACGACTTCTTGAATCTTGCAATTCAGGTCCTGGTCGAAGATCCGTATGCGTCGGCTGGCGAGTACGGCTACGTCATGCATAAATTCAGCGACGGCGCGCCTGTCCTGGAGGAAGCATTCTCACGATTGAAGGTGAAATCCTAATGGCAACATTTAACGAATATCAAATCGTCACCATGTTTCCAGACGCAACAGCTGCGACTACCAAAAACCTGGCTGCAGGCACTACCGATGTCAACTCATCGGTGCTTGATTTGCTGGGCGATTTCGATGTCAACATCGTCATCGATTTGGGCGCAGTGACTGCGACTGGGACAGGCACATTCCAGCTGCAGCGCAGCGATGATGGCAGCACTGGATGGACAGCCATCACTGGTGCTACCTACGCTTGGACAGATGCCGACACGAACAAGACTGTCACCATTTGTGTGGCAGAGGTAGTGAACCGATACGTCCGAGTCGCCATCGACAGAAATACTGCGAACACGGTTATCAGCGGGATTAAAGCCTACTGCGCACCACGAGCTGTGCCTGTGACTCAAGTGGTCACAGCAAACCAAAACGCAGCACAGCCAGTGGTTGTGTCGCGAACATCCATCTAACACTGACAATGGCCTACATCACATCCACCGAACTGGGAACCTATCTCTACAACAAGGGATTTGTCACAGAGGAACTGTCAGCAGCTGACGAAACGCGGCTGCTGAATTCCGCCATCGGTGAGTGGGAAGGGCTGGTCGGAGTTAAGCCATTTCTCGCGGTTTCATCGACGAAAGTTTTTGATCCGCGGGACATTCAGGCAGATAGACGCGGCTGGGTTCTCGACCTGGCCGTGCCTATTTCCGCCGCGCCGACACTGGTGAAATCAGGTGTCAGCACAGGTGTTGCTGGTGCGACATTGGCACAGTATGACGATTGGTTGCTACCAGATTACACAGCGCCATATACGCAGTTGATTTTCAGGACCAAACCATATTTCAGACTGGAAATCACGGCAGCCTATGGTTATACAGACGCGAACGGAATCGACGACCAGGTGAACGATGCACTCTACTGCTTAGCATCCGCCAGAGCCATCGAGGAGGGTGCTGGTGCAAACGGTGTCGCAACCAAGGTCAAAACAGGTTTGGTCGAAATCAGCATGTCGGAATCCCAGGTCATGACACTCAGAAAACGAGCAGCAGAAATCGCGCGAGGTTATTGGCTGTCGTGAGCGTGCCGTTTAAGCCGCATTCATTTCGAGTTTTCAGCACATCCGCACGCATCGGTGCGAACAATGTCGTCGAGGGTTTCGCGCCCGACACTCCAGGTATCTACATCAAGGGGAACGCGCAGCAGATGTCGCCAGGCGCAGCCTATGACATTTTCGGTCGCGACGTCACAAACGGTTTTTCATTTTTCGTCGACGTGAATGATTTGAACAGGTCGACATTTGAGGTCGGCGGAACCATCGA